AATACCTTTTCCTCCTGCTGTTGTGCCTGTGTATATGTGGGCAACGCGTGAGCGCAGCGTAGCGAAGCGGAAGCGTTGTCCACATATACACAGGCAGCAGCCTCGAACACCTCGCGCGGCGTGCGATAGTTCAGCGCCTGATGGGGCCGCTCGTCGTTGTAGAACCCAAGCCACCCGCCAAGGCCTCGGCGCGCCTCGGCCACCGAGCCATACGCCTTGATGAACACCTCCTCATACTTCAGGCTACGCCACAGACGCTCGATGAAGATGTTGTCGAGATATCGCCCCTTGCCGTCCATGCTGATCCGAACCCGGCGAACCTCCAGCTCAGCGAGAAAATCCGCACTCGTGAACTGAATCCCCTGGTCGGTATTGAAGATGTCCGGCTGACCGTGCCCGTCCAGCGCTTCCTGCAGCGCTTCGACGCAGAACGTCGTGTCCAGGCTGATCGACACCCGCCACGCCAGCACCCGGCGGCTGAACCAGTCCATCACCGCCATCAGATACACAAACCCCTTCGCCATCGGGATATATGTGATGTCCGCGCACCATACCTGGTTCGGTCGGTCGATCACCAAGCCGCGCAGCAGGTACGGATACACCTTATGATCAGGATGGCTTCGGCTGGTGCTCGGCTTCTGGTAGATCGTCTCCATTGCCATCACCTGCATCAACCGCTTGATCCGTTTGCGGCTCACCAACCAGCCGTCCGGCCGTAACGTTGCCGCCAACCGGCGCGATCCATAGAACGGATACGCCAGGTGCAGCTCGTCCATCCGCCACATCACAGCCAAATCGTCCGTGCTCACCGGCACCGACCGGTAATACAGCGTCGAACGGGCGACCCTCAGCAGCCGGCATTGCGCAGCAATCGACAGCTCAAGCTCAGCACCGTCGACCAGCACCAGCCGTTCCGCGGTGCTCATGGCCCAGACCTTTTGCGAAAAAAATCCCGCTCAACCGTCAACTGACCGATCTTTTCATAGAGCGCCGCGAGCTGCGCCTCGTCCGCCACCCCATCCTTCCCGTGAGCTTGGCCGCGGGCAAACAGCGATGCCATGCCGTCCAGCAGCGCCTTCTTCCACGCATGGATCTGGCTCGCGTGCACACCGAACCGGCTCGACAGTTCAGCGACCGTGCCGTCCTCCCGCACCGCTGCCAGTGCAACTTTCGCCTTGAAGTCAGCGCTGTGCTTCTTCCGAATACTCGACATGCCTCACCTCCGGCCTACCGGCCGCTCCAAAGCGAGACTCTCTCTTAGCTACCTGTCCAGGTTCCAGGGTCCACCTCAGAGGCTAGTGTCGCTGCACGGCGCTCTCGGATCTCCTCGCTGCGTCGGAATGAGGGGGCGAACGATGACCGCCTGGACAACGCCGCACCATTCTGTACGAACTCGGTGCCGTCGACAACTCCGAGTCGTCCTGCTAGCAAATACCGCACAGCAATGCGACCGCCGTCTGCGCTAGTTCGTCCGCCCCAATCGCGCCTGCATCGTGGCACAGGCACTGCGGCTGACGCCAACAGTCGTGTCAAATTTACAGCACAAGCGATTGAAAAGTCTTGCTTTACCGCGCGAAACAGCGAAACTCGGGCTTGATTCGGAGGGCACAAATTCGTCCTTACTCGTCCGCCGTCCAACCACCTCCCGGCGACATCAAACAACTCTTATCAGAAAATTTGCTCATACAAGAAAATAAGCCTTGCCCAGATGCCCCGTTTTGGCCTATACAGGTAGGCATGATGGCGGAGCAGACGCAGCGCGGGGTAACTGCTTCGTATGGCGTTTCCCGTCGATCTTAAATAGTTAGGCGAAACGGACGTCGCGACTCTCAAGTCCAACGACGGCTCTTTCCCACAATTGCAGCTTTTCCTGATGTCGAGCGCGCCACCTGACGTTCTCGGCGCGACTCACGAGTCGCCTTTGCGAGGTACTTTACGCGACAGCCTAGCTGAATGGACTAAGTGCGCTCTCGGCCCACTGGATCAAGAACCTGCAGCACATCACCAGGTGCTTATTCGCGAGTTAGAGGACATTAGCACTGGCGCGAACACCCGGCTCATAGTGCTTATGCCGCCGGGATCAGCAAAATCGACCTACGCGTCAGTCTTGTATCCAGCTTGGTGGTTCACCCGGCATCCAGGGACCTCGATCATTGCTGTCTCGCACACGGCAAGTCTGGCCGAGCACTTCGGCCGACAGATCCGGCGTCTGATCGCAGATCATCAACTCCGCCTCGGATACAAATTGGTCCAAGACAGTCGCGCGGCTGGGCGCTGGCAGACGACCGGCCACGGCGAATACTTTGCTGCTGGAGTTCGTGGGCCTATTATAGGCCGACGGGCCGATCTCGCCTTGATCGACGATCCGATTAAATCGAGGGCCGAGATTGCCAATCCGCAATTTCGAGAAAAACTTTGGAGTTGGTTCCAATCGGAACTACTTACTCGACTCAAGCCAGGCGGCCGCGTCGTGCTGGTGATGACTAGATGGCACGAGGATGACTTCGAAGGACGCCTCCAGGCACATGACCATACAGAATGGCGCATCATCAGATTGGCGGGGCTCGCTGAGAGCGATGATCCCGTCGGTCGTTGCCTCGGTGCTCCGATATGGCCGGAATGGGAGGATGTACCCGGTTTGCTCAGGAGGCGCGCGTCGGTAGGGGAGCGAGTATGGTACTCGATGTTCCAGCAATCCCCAGGGGCAATCGAAGGCGGTCTGTTTCGCTGCGACCGCATCGACATCTTAAGCGACGTACCCGATATTGGAAACGGCCGCATTGTCCGGGCTTGGGATCTCGCGTCCACTCCAGCGAATGGCAGCACCGATCCGGACTGGACGGTCGGTTTGAAGCTCCTCACCATCCATACCGGCCGCTATGTCGTATTGGATATCGTCCGATTGCGTGGCAGTCCGCACGAGGTCGTGACCGCGGTTCTCTCAACGGCCCGCCGGGATGGTCCGTCGGTGCCGATCGGCTTGCCAGAAGATCCAGGCCAAGCAGGCAAGAGTCAGGTTGCCTTTCTTTCTGGGCTTTTGATCGGACATTACGTCACTGCCTCCCGAGAGACCGGCTCCAAAATGACTCGCGCGATGCCCATCGCGTCGCAAGTCGAAGCCCGAAATTTGGCGATCGTGCAGTGCAGATGGAACCACGCATTTCTGGACGAGTTGGGCGATTTTCCCGATGGTCGCAAGGATGATCAAGTGGATGCATTGTCGCGAGCATTTTCCATGCTAACTCAGACCGGTGCAGCCGCCCGTCGTCTTAACACGGCGCACCTGGCGCGTTAACCGATGAATTAGCTGGATTTTCACAACCGGCTCGCCACAGGGAACCGATGTTCGATACGATTTGCGACTTTATCCCGCGGGACGGCGATTATTCGCCGCGCGCGCGCGCTCTCGATATACTTCAGCGCGTGCTGAATGGCACGGTATATAATGTTTTGCCATATCAATTTCATCAGGAGCGCACCAGCGGTGGTGAGTATATACCGCTACGCAATAGGCGACCGAGTGTCCGATATGCGTTATGCCGGGTTGTAGTCGAAGACAGCGTATCGTTACTGTTCAGTGAAGGACACTTTCCCACGATCGACTGCGCGGACCGTGCAGTGGCCGAGTTTCTTGCGAAGGTGGTCAAAGAAACACGTCTCAATCAAGTGATGATAGATGCCGCGATTCGGGGCTCGATCGGTTCTGTGGCGATCCTGTTACGCCTCCTTCGTGGTCGAGTTTTCCTCGATGTCCTCGACACCGCTTTTCTGACACCCACTTGGGACACGGAAGCGCCCGACACGCTGGTCCGAGTAACCGAGAAATACAAGGTTTCAGGGCAGACGCTCGCTATAAATGGATACGATATAGTTGATACCGCGTCCGACTATTGGTTCGTGAGGTGTTGGGATACGCAGAACGAGACATGGTTCCTACCCAGTCCGGTCGGCGGCCCCATAGAGCCGTTGGTTGATCGCTCCCGAAGTGTTTGCCACGGGTTGGGTTTCGTTCCACTCGTCTGGATTCGTAACCTGCCGGGTCCTTCTGCCAGTGGTGACCCCAATGATGGGGCATGCACATTTCGCGCGGCGATAGAAATACAAATCGAGATCGACTATCAGCTCAGTCAGGCTGGACGCGGCTTGAAGTACAGCAGCGACCCCACCTTGTTGATCAAGGAACCTGCGACGACGGACTCGGAGATCGTCAAGGGTGCGGGCAACGCCCTCGTTGTTAGCGAGAAGGGCGATGCCAAGTTGCTTGAAATAGGGGGAACTGCCTCTGCCGCGGTGATCGATTACGTGCGCGTGCTACGTGAGATGGCTCTTGAAAGCGTGCACGGAAATCGGGCGAGTGCGGATCGGCTTACGGCCGCGCAGTCTGGTCGGGCTCTGGAGCTACTAAACCAGGGACTTATCTGGCTTGCTGACAATTTGCGGATCAGTTATGGTGAGGGCGCTTTGCTCCAGCTTGCTGGGATGATTCTTCAGGCAACGCACCTTTACCCGCTGAATGTGATGGGCGCGCAGGTATCTGGTCTGGATCCCACGGTGCGACTTTCGTTGAAGTGGCCGCGTTGGTATGCCCCGACCGCTGATGATCGCCAAAAGGATGCGCAAACGTTGTCGACCCTTGCAACCGCGGGTCTGATCAGTCGGGAGGCTGCGGTGAAATCCATAGCAGATACCTACGACATTGAGGATATACCCGGCGAGCTTGCTAGAATCACAGCAGATTCTGGTTTAAATAAGGAAGTTTGATGTCTGACGATACTCCTACGCAGGATTCGGCGCACGATCCACTTGACGAGCTGCGATCCCGCGCCGAGCTCCTAGAGCGCCAACTTTTGGAGGTACGGCAACGTACCGAAGCGCAGCTCATCCGAGCTGAGCTTAAGGCCGAAGCCATTCGAGCAGGCATAGTTGATCTAGATGGGTTGAAGCTCGTAGATCCCTCTGAGGTCAAGTTGAGTGCAGACGGTGAGGTCGAGGGCGCCTCGGCGCTGATGACGCGACTCAAGAAGGCCAAGCCGTGGCTGTTTTCGGCCGTTTCGTTGTCCAGCACCGCGATGCCGCCGCCGGCGCAAGTGCTGCGGCAAAAACTGGCGACTGAAATGACCGATGCCGAATATCGCGTCGCACGCGAGATGCTTCTCAGAAATCGCGGGTAGCCATACGTCGGCCGCGCGCCTGATTGACGCTTCAGGTTGGCATATCGACATATCGAGGAACCTCTTCAAAATGGGTATTCAGAACTTTCCCGCGTCTCTGCAACCGATCATCCAGCAAGGCTTCCTTGAGCGCGAGTTTATGCAGGCGCTCCGCTCCCGCCTCAGCTACCGTGCATGCGCGGATCGCGAGGAGTTCGCAGTCGGCATCGGCGAGACCCTCACCAAGACGAGAGCCGGCCTTAAACCCAGCGTCACCACACCGCTGGCGCCAAGTACCAACACGAATTTCGATAACGGCCTGACACCGACCACATGGGGTGTCGAGCAGTACACTATTACGATCAATCACTACGCTGCCACTACCGACCTCAACGTGGTTACCGACCGCGTGGGCATCGCGTCGCAGTTCCTGCAGAATGCCTACGTTAACGGCGAGCAAGCGGCCCGCAGCTTGGATGAACTGGCACGTAACGCGTTATTCAATTCATACTTCGGCGGCAATACACGCGTGCGCGTCACATTGATAAGTGCTGGTCCAGCAGTGTCAGTTGACGATATACGCGGTTTCCAGAGCGCATTCGTGAACGGCGTCCTGCAGACAGTGAGTAGTTCCAATCCTCTTACTGTTACCGTCGGTACGGCGGATGCCTATACCCTCGTCTCCGCGGTCGCCGACGCGATCAACGTTTCGACGGCACCTAATGGCGTCTCAGGTGTCCTGACCTTTTCCGGTAACGTTTCCGCGAGCGACGGCACAGCCGGAAACCCGTTAGTGTCTGCGAACGCGTCGGTCGTTGTGCGTCCCTCGCAGCGGTCCAATACCTCCGCCTTGATAGCGGGGGACACGCTCGTGATGTCCAACTTGCTTGACGCGGTCGCGAAGCTGCGTCTGAATGCGGTGCCGGAGATCGATGGAGCCTATAATTGTTATCTGGACCCTGTCTCCGCCCGACAACTATTTGCGGATCCAGACTTCAAGCAATTATTTCAAGGTGCCACCTCGGCGAGTCAGGTATTCCGCAAAGGAATGACAAACGATTTTCTTGGTTTGCGGTTCATGCCCACGACCGAAGCCTTTGTTCAATCGCATCCGACGCTCGCTGGCTTGTTGGTGCGTCGGCCGATTATTTGCGGTCAGGGCGCTCTGATCGAGGGCACGTTCGCCGGCATGGCGGCCCAGGACGTCGCCCCCTCTGATTCGATTATCGCGATGGTAGATGGTGTGGCGATGGTTACCCGCGAGCCGATAGATCGACTACAGCAGATCATCGCACAGTCTTGGTATTGGATGGGCGGATACTGTACGCCATCCGACACTACTACTAGCCCCACCACGATTCCCACCGCCACCAACGCTACCTTTAAGCGTGCGGTGATCGTCGAGCACATTGGTTAACGGCTGGGGTGAAACAGTTATGGCCACAGGATCCGTTACACCCTTCCGTCCGTCTGGAACGGTCTCGGTCAGTGCCGGAACCACCTCAGCCAGCGTCCCGCTGGCTGGCGGTGGCGATTCTGTCGTGGTGACCAACATTGGCGCGTCACTCGCCTACGTACGGTTTGGCGCGGATCCGTCGGTGACCGCGTCTGCAGCCGACATGCCGATTCTACCGAACACTCGAGCCATGCTGGGGGTGAACAGCCTCATTACGTACGCTGCCGCCGTATTGACTTCGGGCAGTGGCACCGTTCTTCTGAGTCGTGGTGATGGATCCTTTCTGTGACTCCTCTCGCGGACGCTGAAAAAACGGATGTCCGTCGTTATTGCGGCTACCCGGCGTATGGAGCGGCGCCAGTTGGATTCCAAACCTGGCGGTTTTTCCAGGTCTATGGCCTGCTGGAATTTCGCATGAACAACCTCTCGCAGGCCGAGATTGGAATCGTACGGCGGCATCTCGTCACGTTGCATGGCCTGGAAGCCGCAGTTCCACGGTCCGGCGAAAATCTGGACACCGATCAGGCCGCGGTGTGGACCCACAATCGTGACGAAACCCGCGATCGCACACGCCTGTTTGACAGTTGGTGCCGTCGGCTCTGCGGCTTTCTTGGCGTTCCTGCCGGACCGGCCCTGAGTGACGGCGGAATCACTTTGGTGGTCTAAATGGACGAACCCCGCCTCAAGGATCGGATAAGTTGGGGCCTGAACCTCGCCGCGCGATCCATCGGCGCGCCCACGGATGCATACCGGCCGTCGGGCATATCGGAGCCGCTGAGTCCTGCCAATCGCTTCCTCCGTCTACAGGCGGCGTTCAGCGACCTGCACGGAGGGTTCGAGCGAGCCAACACCTATGATCATCCGCTTTGGAACGGCATCTTCGACGCTGCCTATACCCAGGTTGGAGACTACCTGGTCCAGCAGAGTGGCACCTGGTTCATCGCTGCTCAGCAATCTCTGATGCCGGTCCTATGTGTCCGCGCTGACCGGATTGTTACACTTACCCGCCCAGGCGCGCCAACTGCCAGTGGCGTAAACACCTACGGCGGAATCACCACTGCGACCAACACGCCCCTGCTGACGAGTTGGCCGGCTAGTGTGCGAGCTGCCTCGCCCGCGGGGATTCCGTCCGCCGATCTCCCGGGCGATTCGTCGGTGTCGCGTTGGACGGTGCTGCTGCCCGCCCATCCCGATATCGTCCTCCAGTTCTCCGATCTGTTGACTGACGACCTAGGCCGCAGTGCTGTTGTTTCTTCGGCCGAACTGACGGATCTCGGTTGGCGTCTTTCCGTCAAGCAGGCTGCTACCTGATGGCAGACGAATCTGATGTGGAGACCGCACTGGTCGCGCTTTCTTCGGCCGCACTTTATCCGAACGGCACCAGTTCACCAAGCGTTCCGGGACCTGACTGTCGTATCTATCGCGGCTGGCCGAACTCGGCAGCGCTTGATGCAGACCTAGCTGCGGGGTGGATCAATGTCACAATCTTTCCGGTGACAGGTCACGCGCGCACCACAACGCGATATACCCAACTCCGGCCCGGCAACCCGACCTCACCGGTTCTAACCGTGTCGGTGTCGGGCCTCTCGGTGACATTCGGAGGATCCGCGGTTCTCGGCCAAGTGGCCGGAATTCTCCTTGATGGCCCCAATAGCCGAAGTTACGTCTACCGCACTCAAACAGGAGATAGCCCGGCCCTGGTCGCCGCCAGTTTGGCGGCTCTAACCCGTGCAACTGCAATCGTGCAATTGTCAGGGTCTACGCTAACGATCCCCGGCGTTGGCCGCTTAACCGCCCGCGTGGTCGCTGACGGCTCCGCCCAGCAGGAGATTAGACGACAGGAGCAGGACTTCCGCGTCACGTGCTGGTGCCCAACTCCCGCGTCCCGCGACGCAGCAGCTCGAGCCGTAGACCTTGCACTCGCGCGGTTGACGTTCATCACTCTGCCTGATGGCTCTATGGGCAAGCTGACCTATGCCGGGACGAGGGTGTTCGATCAATCTCAGGATGCGTCGCTCTACCGCCGCGATCTGCTGTACCAGGTCGAATATCCAACTATCATTAGCGCATCGCAACCGGCGATGGTGTTTGGCGATTTGTTGCTGAACGCGGCCAATTTCATAGCCTAATTCTCGGAGAATTCATGAACATCCATTTGATTGTCGTGAGGCCATTCGATCGTCTCGCTCGGGGTGACACCGTCACCGATCCGGCGCGCATCGCGCGAATTCTCGATAGCGAGTGGGCGCACTCGGTGGTGCGTGTCCTTGTTGTACCTGCGAAAGGGAAGTGATCCATATGCCGATTTTTCAGCAGGGCAGCCTCAACACCACGGCACTGGTAGTACCCGACCTTTATGTTCAGATTGTCCCGCCTCAAAACCTCGTGCTAAATGGTGTTCCGACCAATGTCCTCGGTGTGGTCGGAACCGCGCCGTGGGGACCCGTCAGCCAGCCCGTAATTGTGGCCACGATGGCAGACTATGCAGGCAGCTTCGGCTCTGTCATTGCCCGCCAATATGACATGGGGACCCAAGTTGCGACCGCCGTACAGCAGGGTGCACAGAACTTCCGGTGCGTTCGCGTCACAGACGGTACCGATACCGCCGCGCAGGCGGCAGTTCCTAACACGACATTTACGTTTACCGCGTTGTACACCGGCTCGCTAGGAAATCAGGTCGTGCTGGCGTTGAATCCTGGTTCGCAGGCAAACACGTGGAGTCTGACGGTAGTGCTGCCTGGGCTCCAACCGGAAACATACAGCAACATTGCAGGACCAGGGGCAGCTTTCTGGACCGCATTGGCCGCTGCGGTTAATCAGGGGCAGGGCACACAGCGTGGTCCCTCTCAACTCGTGATCGCCAGCAGTGGAGGTGCCATAGTCGCCCCATCCAGCTTTGCCATCACCCTAGGAGCCGGAACCGCGGGGTCTGATGGAGCTACGGGCGTCGCGGCGGCCCAACTGGTCGGCTTGGATGTTCCGCCCAGGGCTGGCATGTACGTGCTACGCGGCCAGGGTTGCGGCATCGCGCTTCTGGCCGACGCGGATGACCCAACTCAGTGGACGACACAAGCCGCGTTCGGTCTGCAAGAGGGCGTCTACATGATCTTGACCGGACCGCCTGGCGATACAATTCAGAACGCGGTCAACGTCAAAGCGGAGGCCGGCCTTGACAGCTACGCGGCCAAGCTAATGTTCGGGGACTGGCTGTGGTGGTCTGACCAGGTCAACAATTTAGTTCGGTTAGTTTCACCACAGGGTTTTACGGCCGGCCGACTGGCGAACCTCTCTCCGGAACAATCCAGCCTTAACAAGCAACTGTACAGTGTGGTTGGTAGTCAGAAATCGGGAACGCCCGGTTCGGGTCAGGTGACTGCATATTCCTCAGCCGATCTCTCGGTCCTGATCGGCGCCGGCGTCGATGTCATCTGCAACCCTCAGCCTGGTGGGACTTATTGGGGTGTACGGGCTGGCCACAATTCGTCCTCAAATCTCGCCACCAGTGGGGACAATTACACCCGTCTTACAAATTATATTGCAGAAACCCTGTCGGCGGGTATGGGCCAGTTTGTGGGACAGTTGGTAAATGCTTCTCTGTTCCAGCAGATTCGTGCGACGCAGCTCGCCTTTCTGCAGAACATGCTCAACCAGGGCATTCTGGGCAGCGCAGACGGCAGCCTGCCCTTCAGTGTGATCTGCGACATCTCGAACAATCCCGCCAGCCAAACCAGCCTCGGCTACGTTCAGTCGGATGCCCAGGTGCAATATCAATCGATAAACGAAAAATTCATTGTGAACATTGAGGGCGGCCAGACTGTCGTGGTGTCCGTTCAGACGCTACCCGGCGGGCAACCGACGTAAGGAGATCTCAACGTGGCGCTTACCAATTTTTCCGTTGGCGTGGATACCCAGCTGGTCGTCCTGGGTCCCGCGGGGCGAGTGGACCTCACGTACGTCACCGGATTCGAGGCACGCCAGTTAACATACTCAGTACGCGTGGATCGGCTCGATGGTACCCAGATGGGTGCGGAGCTCCCGAAAGGCTGGGAGGGCGCGTTCGAGATCGAGCGAGGCGATTCCACCGTCGATGACTTCATCGCGGCGGCGGAGCAGCAATTCTACAATGGTAGCACGGTACCTGCCGGCTCAATGTATCAGTACGTATCAGAGACAAATGGCTCTACGTCAACTTATCTGTATGACGGGGTGACGTTCAAGCTGACCAGTGCAGGTCAATGGAAGGGCGACAGTGGCGTCAAACAGAAATTGGAGTTCTTTGCCACTCGGCGGATGCGGATCTGATGAGCCCCTCAGCTACGATCATCTCCGCCGGCACAGCCGCCCCAACTGTGACTGATAGGCAAGGTCGGCGATTGACGCTTCGTCGCATGACCTCTCTCGACAAGCTCCGTTTGTTCAAGGCGGCGGGCCCTACCTTGGCGCACAATCAGCCCTGGCTTGGCATGGCAATGCTCGCCTGCTCCGTGGCCGAGATCGACAATGTGCCTGTACCCCCGCCGACGAATGAGCAGCAGATCGAGTTGATGGTGGCACGATTGGGTGATTTAGGGATTGCCGCAGTCGCGGAGGCGCTTAACGGGCAGCCCGAAGTCACCCAACTGGATGCGATGGCCGCCGCGGGAAACTGAGCAGGCACCCCGATCTGATTGACTGTCTGTTCCTGGTCAGGAACGGGGTGCCTTTTGATGTGGCGTTCAGCCTGCCGCCCGACGACAGGCTCGCGTGGGTGGTAGCGCTCGGGACGATCGATGGTCGCGAGTTTGATTGGCACAATCTACGCTGGAAGGAACGAGGGTGATCTCAATTGACGGCCTGCGGGCAGTCGCCAATCGATTGTCGCGCCTCGAAGTTGGTCGCACGAAAGCGCATGCGCTGGAGCGAGCGGCGCGCGATATCGAAGCGCTCGTTGACGAGCTTGCTCGGGGACCCGATGATGTGGGTGCCACACGTGGGCAGGGGCGCTCGACCGCATCTTCGCTGAGTGTATCGCATCGCGCTGACGGGCATTCCGCGGTGATTGGTGCGACCGAGCCAATGGCAGTAATGAGAGAACTCGGGACCGCCGCGAGGCCACCCGATCCCTTTTTGAGCGTGGCTGCCCGTCAGTCTGGGCCGGCTATTGCGGAGCTCATCGGACAGATGTTCGCCCGACTGATGTCCGAGATGACAAATGATTGACGCGTACACCATTGGGATCACTCTTGCTCTTGACAACGGTATATCAGTGGGGTTGGCGACCATCCGACGCGACCTTATTGCGCTTAATGGTGTTGTCGAAGGTAGTGGCGTGCGTCTGCAGCATCTGACGCGCGCGGCCGCCGGTTTACAGATTGGCCCTGGCATTGCCGATTCGAATAACGAAAGTTCAACGGCACCGGCGCGCGGGCACGGTGACCGGGCCATCACAGCCCCCTCTGGGTCGCCGCCGTCGGATCCCGGTTTATCTGCACCGGGCCGATTGGACCTGCTTACCGTGGCTAAGGCCCTCGTGCCCGGGTTGTCTCCAACGACAGCCCAATCCATCGCAGACATCGGGATGATTTCGGCTGGTTATCCCGGCATGATGTCCCCGGACGCTCCACCAATTGTCCCAGATTATCTGAAGTCCGCGCCGGTCATGAGCCCAGAGTGGCATCAGGGTGCGACGATCGCTGATTTCGCGCCAGTGCGCTACCCGCTGGAGACTCTGTCTGCCGCATCAGCTGGTGCCGCAGCCGCGGACGGATCGGCCCATCGCTTTTCCAAGGGCGCGGACGGCGCGCCGCCCCTATCTGCCGTCGCAGACGCAGTCTCGCCTCGGTCACCGCCTAGTGAGCCCGACGTCTCGGTGTCACTGGTTGGTCACAGCGTCTCTCCGCATCCGTTGCAACAGCCGACCGTCGGTGCACAAATGGACCTCTCGCAGACCGCGCGTGCAGCCCGATACGACGCAGCCGCCCAGGCACATCCTCCAAGTGTCGACTCGCCGCTGCCATCGGCGGTCCCACCACCGAGTGAGCCACCATCGGCCGCGTTGCAAGGGGACGTTTATGTCGATGGCTCGCGTCTCGGGCGATGGATGACTGACCGCCTAGTCAAGGCGGCCGAGCTGCCTCGGGCGGCTACGACCGGATTCGATCCACGTATGACGCCTACCTGGCCCGGCGCGCCAGTGAGCGCCTGACGGGGGAAGCAGCGTAATGTCGAACGTCGCGCTACTGCTGGGTCCCATAGCATTCCAGAACTTCGAAGTTCCCGCGAGTATCAATATTGGCGGAGCACAGCGCCTGGCGATTCATCGTCTGCCGGGTGGGGCACGCGTGATTGACGCGCTGGGTCGCGATGATTCGGATATCTCATTTTCCGGGACTTTTTCTGGTCCCGATGCCAGCCTTCGTGCCCGCTTGATCGATGAAATGCGTGCGGCAGGTCTTTTTATGCCGCTTACCTGGGACGTGTTTTTTTACTCCGTCATCATCAATAAATTTGAAGCGGACTATCGCTCTGGGTGGTGGATTCCCTATCGGATATCTTGCACGGTAGTCCGCGATGAGGCGAGCAGCGTAGTCGCGTCAGTGATATCGTTAGCCGATGATGCGCTATCTGACGTCACGACCGCCTGCAGCTTCGCCACAGTCGCCGGGGTCGACCTTTCGGACACACAGAGTGCACTGAGTATGCCACACGCGGCCGTGAAGGGAGCGGCTGCATATTCCTCGACGCTAGCCACTCTCGCAAGCGCTGGCGTGCTGGTGGGAACTGGTATCGCGCAGGCCGAAGCCGCTCTCGGAAATACGTCGTGGCCCACCGGTGGCCAGATTCCATCCGCAGCCGGTACCTTGGATGGCGTCGTGTTGGCGGCTCAACAGATCAGCTCACTAACAGTCGCCCAGGCCTATATAGGGCGTGCCGCCATCAATCTTGCGAACGCGAGTACGTGATTATGCAGACAATCACCATAACGGGGGGCAATTTGTTTCAGATCGCAGCCACCGAACTTGGTGACGCAACGCAGTGGATTCGGATCGCCCAACTAAACAACATATCGGACCCGATGTTGATCGGTATTGTGCTCCTGACGATCCCCGACATCGACTCAGATGCGGGAGGAGGCATTGCGCCCCAGTGACATGCTAACCTCGCAGCGATCGCCTTTAGCGCGCATTATGGCGAACGGCGATCTGATTCCAGGGCTGATAGAAGTTGAGGTCACGTGCAACAGCCATTTTTCCGCCGACAGGTTTTCGGCGTCATTCGCATTAAGCGGTAGCTCACCGTACGGAAGCGCTTTCTGGTCCTCGGAATTGGACATCGCGATCGAAGTTTTATTTAGTCTGAATGCGAGTTCGTTTATCAGCCTCTTCACCGGCACTGTAGACACGGTTTCGGTAAACGCCACGAGAGGGTTGGTCCATATTACGGGTCGCGATTTATCGGCACAGTTGATCGAAGCTCGCACCGCAGAGACGTTTTCTAATCGTACCTCGAGCGAGATCGCTTCGTTGCTCGCCAACCGACACGATCTGATCCCCAATGTAGTACAGACGACAACGCCGGTAGGCAGGTATTACCAGGATGAGCACGATCATATAACACTTGGCCAATTCAGCCGATCGACGACAGAATGGGACTTGTTGGCATTCTTGGCACTGCAAGAGGGTTTTGACGTATCAGTCGCCGGCACGACTCTGAATTTTCTCCCGTCAAACAATGCTGTCCAGGTTCCATACCTGGTCACACCCACGAATTGCATCGATCTGAGACTCGATCGATGCCTGACTCTCGCACAAAATATAGAGGTGACGGTAAAGAGCTGGAATTCCCGCCAAAAGAGCGCATTTGCTCAAACGGTGACCGGCACGGGCAACACGAACGATAGTTCGAGCGGATCGTCTAGCCCCCTGCAATACGTGTATGTCCGCCCCAATTTGACCGCGAGTCAAGCGTTGAAATATGCACAGCAAATGCTGAATGGCCTCGCCATGCATGAACGAGTGATCGAGTTTGTTGTACCAGGAGATCTGTCGTTGACCCCGGTTGGCCAATTGATCTTGACGGGCACCGGCACCGAATTTGACCAAGTATACTATGTCGATGTCGTCGAGCGCCGCCTTAACTTGAATGACGGCTTTACGCAGCGAGTAAGGGCGAAAAGCAGCAGCCCTCGAACAATGTCGACCAGTTAAATCGGCACCGAAGGTGCGATCGCGAGTCGGACGATGGAACGTTTCCTGAATATCATCAAAGCGCACGCCGAATCGTTGGATTGTGGAGCGGGTCAGCCGCGGTTTGGCGTTGTGACCTCAGTGGATACCAATACGGCGTGCGCGCGGGTAAATCTGCAGCCTGAAGGAGTTCTGAGTGGTTGGCTGCCGGTCTTATCCCCTTGGGTTGGGGCTGGTTGGGGTCTCGTTTGCCCGCCCTCACCAGGCGATCAGGTAATGGTGCTGGCGCAGGAGGGCAACGCGGAGCACGGGGTGATCGTCGGTGCTGCGTTTAGCACGGCGCAATTGCCCCCGGCCGCCCCGGTCGGAGAGATGTGGCTCGTGCACAGTTCCGGCAGCTTTATCAAGCTTCAGAACGATGGAACCATTCGCATGAGCGGCGATCTTTATGTGAATGGCGACGTCTACGATAGGCATGGCCCGCTCTCCGGCCTTCGCGCGCACTATGACGCACATACGCATGTCGACTCCCGCGGCGGCACGACATCGGTTTCCAATGGGCAGGACTAAAGTACGTGAACGACATCTTCCACGTCTGGCGCTCGGACCTGACGACGAGTGCGACGGGAGACCTATCGAGCGTGTTCGGATCCGCTTTGGGCCAACAAAGAGTGCTGCGTCGGCTGCTCACGAATCCCGGGGATTACATCTGGCACATGGACTATGGGGCGGGGCTGGCAGGTTTCGTTGGTGTTCCCGCTAACGAAACGCAAATCATGGCGACAATTCGGAGCCAAATATTCCAGGAGGCAGCCGTCTCACAAGCACCGGATCCGGTCATCAACGTGCAGATCTCCCCGGCGGGTGCTTTGTCGACGGTATATGTTGATATTCGATACACTGACTCTCGAACTGGCGAGACGCAAATGCTGACGTTCTCGGTGAGCACCTGATCATGCAACTATCGCTTCAGACGTTCACCTCCCTGGTCCAGAACATGGCAGCCGCCGTCCAATCCGCGGCAACCCAGTTGCTGGACCTGACCATTGGATCCACACTGCGCGCGATTCTGGAAGCCAACGCGTCCGTAGGTCTTTGGATGCAGTGGTTGATCCTGCAGGTCTTGCAAATGACCAGGGCCGCCACGAGTGTCGGACCAGATCTCGATAGCTGGATGGCGGATATGTCGCTCAGCCGTCTTCCCGCTGTACCGGCAGTCGGGTCGGTTGAGTTTTCTCGTTATACCGCCACGGCGTCTTCGTTCATACCTGCTGGAGCTTTGGTTCGGACAGGAGACGGAACACTTACATTTGTTGTAACCGCTGACGCGACGAATTCCGTGTGGAACTCAGAACTCAATGGCTATACGATCAGTCCAGGCGTGAGTTCCCTAACGGTTCCGATCGTCGCACAGGTATCTGGGGGTGCTGGCAACGTTCTGGCGAACACGATTTCGCTGATCGCGACCGCGATGCCTGGGGTGGACTTGGTCGCCAATCCAGCAGCGACTCAGAACGGTTTGGACGCGGAGCCCGATGCCGCCTTTCGCCTGAGGTTTCAGAACTATCTGCAGAGCCGATCGCGGGCAACACTCAGTGCTGTCGGATATGCGATCAGCAGTATTCAGCAAGGATTGGATTTCACAATTGCGGAAAATGTGGCCTCAAACGGTGCCAGTTGGATTGGGAGCTTCCTTATCACGGTCGACGATGGTTCAGGGTATCCACCATCGTCACTTCTCTCGACCGCATACGCCGCGATCGACGCCGTGCGCCCAATCGGCTCGATATTCTCGGTGCAACCCCCGAACGTCGTTCAGGCAAACGTTTCACTGACGTTATCGATTGTCACG